TAATGTTCTACCACAGGGATAACTGCTACACAGTCGCCATATAGTAATATGAACATTACTTGGTATGCAACAGCACAGCCCAGAGTTATTGGTGGTAGTACTTATTATTTCAATGTAATCATCGATGCAGATACTACAAAATCGCCTTCAGATCCATATGAGTACGGTGCGGCATCAGCAGAACAAATCTACGAATTCGTACAGTGGACCTTGCGTCGTCCGGCTGGTATTGACATTGATTCTAGCGGAGCTTCAGTGAGAACAGGAACAATCACACGTGCTCTATTAGAATTTATTGGAACTACATTATACACAATATATGACAACAGCGATGGCGGTGTATATATTGACCACTTCAAAGCAGAAGACATCAACCGTATAGTGTTCAGTGATAATACCAATCGCCAGTTTCCGTATGTGTCATTTGGAGCATTGGTATTTAATACTACTATAGCACAGGACGGTGCAAACGCCAGGTATTATTTGTATTATAAACAAATTAATCAAGGCAATATAATTACCACCGGCGAAACAACTAGCGGTAGTTTAACATTTGGGGTTAACGACGCTGTATTGGTTCGAGCGTATACTAGTGATCCAAGTGGGGATGGAACTAACGAAATTAGAGGTAATTTACAAGGCGGATTAACCAGCGTATCCTTTGACTATGATTGGGACTTAAACACACAGTGCCAATGGATACCAAATACTCATTATTATGTGGGCGACGAATATCGTTTTAGAGCTAGTGGGATCACCAGATGGTATAGAGTTACAGTTGAGTATATTTCAAATAATACCTGGTCAAGTATTACAGACGGAGCAAAATCTACAGAAATACTAGGCCCAACGGTAATTTGTGTGGCGGTGGGTCGTACCAATGGACAATATTACTCAAATTACGAAACACCGCTGACATTGGCCAAATCTAATACTAACGTGATAGAAATCATTGCATTACCAGAAAAGAACTATGCAACCTAGACTGTACTATGATAAATAAAGCTATATTAAGCGAAATACCTAAGGATAAAAGTAAATGACAACAAATTACGTACAACTACCACCAGACGGTGTCGGAAAATTAGTCCGCCATCGCAAACTTACAGATCTTGTAATTAATACCACTGGATATGCAGGTAATGTACCTGTAGTTGGTAGTACTATCACAGGCTCTGTTACAGGTGCGTATGGTAATCTAGCAGGAGTTTTTAACTCAACTACGATTAATTACTACTTAACAGATGTTGTTGGTACCTTTACTACAGCAGATTATGTAAGAACAGGAGCAACATATTATGGCGCTGTTACAGAAATAGTAGCCAATGTTTATACATCAGGAACAGTTATTACAGATCCAAAAGTTCCGGAGTACGCAGTAACAGTTGAAAAAGCTTCGGGTGGCCGCGGCGCTGCTCTAGTACAATTCCCAGAGTTTGCTCCGCAGTTTGATGCATTTGGTCACATGCAAGTGTCACAGATGCAACCTGTGGGCGAGTACTATCACTTTGCACAGGATCTTCCAGGTAAGTATTGGACTTATACAGCAGGATCGGGTACGGTAGTACATAATCCACAAATTAGTGCAATGGTGTATTCTACTGGCACATCAGCAGCTGACGTTGCTCGTAGATCCACAGGACAATATCATCCATATAAACCAGGTGTTTCACAATTAATCTTAACTAGTTGTAGTTGTGGTGATACAGGCGTGGCTAATGTGGTCCGTGAATGGGGATATTTTGATGACAACAATGGCTTTGGTTTTCGATTAGACGGAACTACATGGAAAGTATTCTTAAGAAGTGATGCCAGCGGAGTACCAATTGACATCGAAGTTAGTCAAGCCAATTGGAACGTTAATACATTATTAACAGACGCTACATCAGATATGATTGGTGCTTTAGGCGGTAAAGTCTTAGATGCTAGTAAAAATAATATTTACTGGATGGATGTGCAAGGCACAGCTGGACGGGTTCGACTAGGTGTTACGACGCCAGATGGACGTCGTATTACAGTTCATCAATTCTTATGGTCTAATACATATCCAGATCTAACAAAAACAAACGTAGGTGCTAAATTTGCAGGCAATGGTACTGTTTACGGTGGTAGTATTGGTTGGGCAACGGTTTGTAGACAACTTAGTTTACCAGTAACATGGCAACAACGTAATACTGGGTCAGCCGCAGGTACTAGTTACCTACGAGTTGGTGTAGGTGTTGTGTTTTCAGAAACAGCTGATATTAAATACACAGGGGTGTATACACACATTACTCCACCTAATCCTATTACAGTAACCAGCAGTGACGACTATCAACCGTTCTTGAGCTTCAAAGCTAAAAGCACAATCAATGGTCCAAGCATATCAGCAACAGCCGGTATTAGTGGTAGCCCGGGTCTGATAACTGGTGCAAATTATACCATTGAAACAGTAGGTACAACAAACTTTACTCTAGTTGGTGCGGGATCAAATAATCCTGGAGTAGTATTCACAGCCACAGGTACTGCATCAGGTACAGGCACAGTACACCAAAATATACAAAACTCAGTGATTGGTATTCATGAAACATTTGACTGGGCAACTACAGGTAATGTAAACTTACACATAGGTATTTTTGTAGCCCCTAGTGATGACTATCTACAAGGTCGTGTGTGGTCAGAAACCATTGACCCTAACACAATGTTATACGTAGATCAAACAGCTTATGCTATGCCTAACTATCAATTCTGGGGAACATCAGCACAGATTACTGCTAATATCTCTCCAGGATTAACAATTCAGTACGAAGGCGTGCCAAGCTATGCTACAGGCAATCTATGGGTAAGTGGTATTACTAGCGGTCCACTATTAAAAGAAATGTACCTAAGTGAAAATCAATTCTTTGCCAACGCTGCCTGGACAACAGGCAGTGTAACAAACAAATCTAAAATTATTAAACAGTTAACCAGTACAGAAACTCCTAACTTAACTACAGCTAATACAGCGTATGTTCCTGTAGCAGTAGGTGGACGTAGTTTCTCAGTTACAAGTACAACAGGTTTGAATGTTGGTCAACTAGTTTCAGGTACAGGAGTACCACTAGGAACCACAGTTGAAAGTGTTAATGGCAATGTTGTTTTAATGACCGGCTATTTCACTTCGATACCAAGTGGTCCTGTAAACTATAACTTCTCTAATATAGGTTACAGAGGCAACTATCAAGTGACTAAGTCACAGACTTTAAGTACAATAAACATGTATGGTTACTACAGATTCCAACCAATTGAATCATTTATTGCTCCAGCAAACAGCGAAGGCCGTACAGCACTAGGCGATCGTATTGATAAATCGTTTGGTCTAGGTCCTAACTTAACAGCTCCCGAAAACGCTAAAGGTGTGTTTATATTTGGTGTTAAGGCTCTGGGTAACGTGTATGCAGGCGCATATCCTACCTTGATGTTTACTAAGTTCTGGAAGGAAATTCGTTAATTGTGTCAACAAACTACATACAGTTTTGGGATGACCTGCTAGATCCAATGGCAGTTACCTTTGATGGTGACAACAAACAGATCATCCTTAACCCACAATATCCTGTAGTCCGTGTTAAACAAGACATCTACTCAGCAAGCAAACGTTGGTTACAACGTCGTCAAAATTCTAGTTATCTACCTCCTCTTAGAGGTATTGGTGGCGACAGCGTAGGTGGCGGTGTGTATGCAGGGGATCTATATTTCTTAACAAACAGCTGGTCGATACTGGTCAGACACCAAGTAGTAGTAACCGGTGTATTATACAACGACAATGTTAGTGTTTCTACATACACAGTACAATCAGGTGGCGGAGTTCAAGCCACAGTAAGCAGTTTAGCCTATGCCTACAACACCACAGGTGCAATAGTTCCGAGTGCGGCAGAAGTTGCTACACAAGTTTGGAACACAGCTTCAGCACTACAAACAGATCAAAATACTCTAGGTGGTAAACTAGCTACCACAGCCGCTACGGTCAGCAATATCAATGTAGCAACACAAAATATTCTAGCTCTATCAGCATAGTTTTTTCAGTTTGGTATAAATACTACTAAACACACAGTAAGCCCCAGGGGATATGGAACCGCAGGCTGTAACAATAGTGTAATAATTATTATTGCGGAGCTAAACCCATGTCAGTTTTAACCAGAATTAAGAATAATCAGATCCTTGATGCAACCATCTATGCTAATGCTAAGATTGTTCCAGGGTCTATCGTAGGTAGTTTATTTAACAGTAACCTAACTACAACATCAGATGTTACTATTGGCGGGAACTTAACAGTTTTAGGTACTAGCCAGTACGCAACTATCGCAAGTACTAACACCTATGTTAACGATCCGTTGATCGTTGTAAATAATGCGTTCTCAGGTGTTAACACATATGACCTAGGTCTATTATTTAATCGCGGTAGTTTAACTAATCAAGCACTATTTTGGTCTGAGTTCAACAAAGAATTCCGTTTAGTAGGTACAACAGAAGCAGGCACAACCTACGGTAACGTAGCGGCAAGTACATACGCAAACATTCGTCTTGGTAACTTAATTACCACATACAGTGTACAAGTTGGTACAAATGTTGATGTACAATCTGGCTTGACAGTACGTGCTAATGCATTTATCAGTGGTGGCCCAGTAGGTAGCGTTAGAACAGATGCTACATCGTTTAATTTATTAGATGACACAGCAACTACCGTTAACGCATTTGGCGCTGGTACATTAAACACAATTGGTGCTACATCAGGAACATTGGTATTAAATAATCCAACAGTAGTTGGTAGTCAATCAACACAAAACGTATTCAACGCAAATGCTACAACAGTTAATGCATTCCAAGCAGCTACAACACTAAACGTAGGTGCTAACAGCGGTACACTGACAATTGGAAATCCAACTGTAGTAGGCACACAATCAACACAAAACTTATATAACTCTACAGCAACTACATTAAACTTTGCTGGTGCAGCAACAACATTAAGTGTTGGTGCAGCTACAGGTACAACAACATTTAATTCAACTACAGATTCAACATTTGAAGACAATGGCGCAGTTGTATTCAAAGGCGGTGTTGGCATTAACAAAAACTTAAATGTTGGCGCCAATGTAATCATTGACGGTAACTTGTTTGTTAGAGGTTCTACAACAACAGTAGACAGCGTTACATTAAGAACTCAAGATAATATCATTGAATTAAATACTGGAGCCAACGGTGCGCCATTATTAAGCGATTCGCTAAATGATCAAGGTGTTCGCGCTCACTACTTTGCTGATGGTATTGACAAAGCCATGTACTTTGGTCGTGTCCGTACAGAAGGCTTCTTTGAAGTATTTGGCAACGTAACAGAATCTACAGGCAATATTTCAGGTACTTATGGTACTATTAAAACAGGTAATATTGTAACACTATCTAACGTTACAATGAGTTCTGGATATATTCCAAGCGGCGGCTTCTTAAATCTATTAGATGGTATGCGCCTTACTGTAGGTGCAAACCTAAACGGTAACATCATTTACCCAGAAGACAAAGTTGCGATAGTTGCAAATGCAAACGGCTTCGCAAGACTCAGCATACAAAATATCAGCACTGGTTCATTATCAAAATCAGAAATGGTTTTAATACAGAACAATGGGTCAAACGCTGCTGGTCTATTACGAGTTGGTATCGCTGGTGAAAATCATGCTGATCCATCTTCACCAGCTTTCTATCCGGGCGATGCATATTTTACAGGTATTGGTATACGCCCAACCAGTAGTTTACAAGCCAATACTAATATATTCTCCGGCGGTGATTTGAAATTTATTATTAACGCCCCAAATGACGCTAACGTATACATGTTGGTTAACCACTTGGCAGCTAACGTTCAAGTTATCCCAACAACAAACACAACAAGTCCAACAACTGGTGCATTCCAAGTCAACGGTGGTGTTGGCTTTAATGCTAACTTAAACGTGGCCAAAGGTGCTGTTATCAACTATGGTAACAACAGCGGAGTTGATGCTAGATTCCAAGTTAAAGGTACTGGTGCACAAACATTAATTTATGCAGTTCCAGGTATTGACGTAGTAAGCATTGGCGGTAGTAATGCGTCACCAGCCAGTGGTATTACTGCGCAATTTAACGGTACTGGTGGTATTATTGTTCCGGTAGGTACTACACTACAACGTCCAAGCACAGCGGGTAACGTTGACGTACCAGGTATGTTACGTTTGAACAGTTCAACAAACAATCTAGAATACTACTCAGCAGCAAGTGGTGGTACATGGAGTGTAGCTGGTAGCTCATTTACAATTATTGCTACAGATGCATTTAACGGTGATGGTAGTACAGTAGCGTTTACACTTGGTGCTGCTTCAACATCCGCAGGCACTATCGTATCAATCAACGGTATCGTACAGATCCCAACTACTGCTTACAGTATTGCAAGTACAACACTGACATTCACTGAAGCACCAGCAACAGGTGACGTGATCGATGTACGTAGATTAACAACAACTGCCACTGTATCTTCAATTGCATCTGGTTATACTGTATTTGATACAAACACTAACTGGGCAAACGTACAAACTGGTAACGCAGCTGCCGGATCTGTTGACAGAATTATGGTTAACAGCACGAACGAAGTTATATTCAACGGTGTAAAAATTATCTACAATAATGTTGCACCAGCAAACGTAACCAGTGCTGCCGACTTAACATTGTTAGATAGGTTCTCAGCGAATACGTATACCACAGCAAAATATATTGTTTCAGTAAAACAAGGCGGCACAGCAAACGTACAAGCTATGGAAGCACTGCTAGTACAAAACACTACAAGTGCGTGGGTAACAACCTACGGTATTGTTAATAATGGCAACACCATGGGTGTATTGGCTGCCAACGTAGACCAAACATCAAGTCCATGGCAGTGTTCACTATGGTTAATTCCAAATGCTGGTACAGCGTGGGCCAACGTTAAAGTACAACCAAATTACATTGCATCATAAGGCTGAAGCATAGATGTTAAATTTACTTAAAAAGTATCGAAAAAATTACTCCGGTGAAGATATTATATCGGAGAGAAGTTACGTAGATGGTGCATGGACATCAACAACTGAACATGTGCCTAATAACGTTATTAACAATCAGATTAGCAATCGTGCAGTGGTATTTGGCAATGGCGTTAGTCGATTAGATTTTGATGTCAGACATCTAATGGCTAAGAAAAGCGGATTGCTAGGAGCCGACACAGTTCAAACCTATGGATGTAATGCATTTTATAGAGATTATACTCCAGACTTTCTAGTAGTGACAGATCGTATCATGGCCAAAGAAGTTGTTGACAGCGGATACACTGACAATAATATTGTTTATTCTAGAGTAGATATTAGTTTAGAGTTCCCTAAAAAATTCTATCTTATTCCACATGACCCATATGGTGATTCAGGATCAACTGCTATATACATTGCTGCATTTGATGGACATAAAAAAGTTTATCTACTGGGATTCGACGGCCAAGACACTCCGGGCATGAATAATAACGTTTATGCAAATACTCCTGGATATACAGACTTACACTTTCAAATCAATGATGATAAATGGTTTGCAAATCAAGCTACAATATTCAAAGTATACAATGATGTAGAGTTTATACACGTGTCAGATCAAGGATCAGCTAGTATTCCTGAAGATTGGAAATACTGTCCTAACCTAAGACAAATTAGTTATAGAGATTTTGTTTTAGAAGCAGATCTATAACACTAGTTCTAGTGTACGAATCTTAGAAATTACCGCTGAAAAATTAATAGTACGCCACACCCCTGGGTGCAAGGGTTTAGGATGATCTTCTAAATGTACCCAGCAATATCCACGATGTTCATTGTTTAATACAGGTACAAACTCTTCGTCTACTGGGGTGATATAAGTATGATAGGTAAAATTACCATTGTCGCTGGTAAATTTTTCTATAGGAATAATCTTTGGATCATGGATAGTACCACCAAGCTCTTCTTGTATTTCACGCATAAGGCTTTGAATAGTTAATTCGTTGGCTTCAACTTTACCGCCAACTAATCCCCAGGTGCCTGAATACTTGCTTGAATTTCTTAATAGGAATAGATAGCGTTTGGTTGTAGTACAATAGATAAACGTACCTACACTTTCTACAACACCAGTGTCCATAGTCCTTCTTTGTACTCGCCTTCCCAGCTTTTCACCCACTGATTGAGATACCATTTGTATTGAGTTCCAGTATTTAGATTACTTACATATTGTACAGTCTGATCAGACTGGCTGTCAAATGATACAGTCCAATGGGTACCATCAAATTCAATGATATCGTTGGCATTGGCTACTAAATCTTGACCATCACTACCACGCCACGCTTGTGCTCCGCCACCAATTGGATTATCAAAGCTACCAATATCATTTAAGATTAAAAATCGTGTGCCCGATGTTGCTGTACTGGCCAAGGTCACTGCTGAATTTTTCATTGGATCAATAATAGCATTAATTGGGCCTAAGGTATTACCAGGGTATGTATCTATATCTGGATTGAATATTAAAAGAGTTTCGTCAGTTGGGTGATAACTAACAGTGCCAACTACTTCAGTAAGTCCGTCATCTTGTAATAATCGTATTTGGCTAATGCCATTTTCTAAAGCACCATAGACATTGACTAGACTGCGCCAAATATCGGGTGTGCCTACTTTGACAGGAGTATCTAATGTGGGCTCTCTAGGATCCTCAACTTCTTCCATTTTAAGTAAAGTTAATTGATTGCCAATCAGTAATATTCCGTAACTCATTGGAGTAAAGTATTGTCTATATCCCATTAGGTTGGCTTCACTATATACATCAGTGTTAAGATCGCCCTGACTGTCATGAATACTAGCAACAATTTTTTGTATGACGCCAAGTTTTTTAACTTTGGCAGGAGGACTAATCCATACCGGAAGTTTGAATGTAAGGGTAGCAACATCAATTGGATTGTCGGTACCAATTGGAACTTGTCGGCTAGTCCAACTCGGACTTTCTAAATAAACAACACTTAAACTAGTCCAATCAATATAGTTATCAGTTGACTGTATTTCTAATGCAGGATTAAACAATACGATCAATTGTTCTAATAGTTGTAATTTTTGTTTAGTATTGCTGGTCCAAATATCTAATTTCAAGTCGATAGTATAAGGAACAGGCATACTACGTTCAATGGTAAATGCATTACCTTGACGATTTTCATATTCCATTGTGTTTTCGTTATAATATTTTTGTCGTATATTCATTTTACCAACAAATGTTGGGTCTTGCACACGATCTCTATCATAGGTGATACCGTTAATAAAAACAGTCATCGCAGGAACCGCCGGCATTGCATTGGTACTATTATTGGTAATAATGGCCGCTACTTGTCGACTACCGTCACCATAGTATACTGGTACTCGTTGTAGAGTTTTGTGACCACTACGATCTGCTCCAAACTCAACTTGGAATCCTGACACCATGCGAATGAACTGAGCAAGGAATCGCTCTATCTGAGCATCGTAAAAAAATTGTTGTTGCGCTACCATTAGTTATCCGCCGTTGGTCTAAGAGCCTGACTTAGGCTTTGTCGTTCAAGTCTTACATTAGCATAAACAGTGTATTCTAACAAACTGCCAATGGCTAAGATGTTTGCAGTAGTTAATGCAAATCCAACATTGCCACTAGAATTAGACATTGTGTTAGGTACAATATGACTGTTTACCAAAGTTTTAACGCCATAGGTGCTTCTGTAAGGAATGTTAGTAATAACACTTTCACTGCTTAATGTAAATGATGTAGTATGTGAGTTAGCTGGCGGTGTGTATGGGTTAGCAACACGTATAGCATCATAGCCTAATGCATTACTGTAATTGGCATTTGTGTCATTAATGAAACTGCTAAGTTGAGTTTTGTTAGCCGCACCCGGTGTTAAGTTTGTTCTCACAGCGTCCTCTACAGCGACCCAACGACGGCCATCGTAACGGAATAGTCTATTAGGTACATAATCTAAACGTAGGTAGAAATCACCTACTCCTGGTCCTGATGGGAATCCAATTCCTGCGGCTACAGTTGCACCATTTGGTGGTAACGCATCACTGGTCAAATACCCTTTGACTTTTAATGTTGATGTTGAAGTCTGCGCACTAGCGTCGTTGGCTGTATCACTAGCATCCGGACTCATATCACTAGCATCTAAGGCACCCGGGTCTGCTGCCGATCCGTCGGGATTAACCGGTACAACATAGATACTGCTAGTATCATATCCGCTAGCCGGAACATCTTGTTCTGCACGTTGTACGATAGCATCGTTGATGCTGATTAATTTATCGTAGGTGCTTAGTACACTTTGAATTGAATCAGTGGTATTATCGCCGGCGGCAATCTGTGCAATGATATCTTTGTATTCTTGACTATCAACTAATGGAGCAACTTTTACACGCCATAGATGTGGATACCAAGTTGGTGCAAATCCTTCAGCTGATCTAGTGCTGTCTTGTACTACATAATATTGTTTAAGTGCTACGGCTAGGCCTTCATCTAACGGGTATAAGTCTTTCAAATGGGGAAGCTCTAACACATCGCCAACCATTAATTTACGTCCTAATGTTTCAACCATGTCATTTAAGTGAAAGGTCATAAACAAGGTATCACCAGTTAGGAATAATCCAAATTGGGTTAAATCAAAATCGTTATCACTCATGCGATACATAGCACGTAGACTATATACATCGCTATCATACTTACGATCGCGGTTTTCTAAGAATAGTAAATCTTGAATTGCGGTGATGCCAGTGGTACCGGGTTCAGTATTGCTGGTAAATGGTTGGTCAATTGGACCAAGATACTTATGTATATAGACATCTGTTCCGCCAACCGTAAACATCTCACTCATACGTTGATCAAAGAACTTGTAGTCGTTACCCTTGTTTGGGCGCCATAAACTTAAACGTGGCATTATTTAATCCTAATTATCTAGTATTTATCGCCGTTGACAATCCGCCCAAATGATGTTATACTGTATTATGGCTGAGATTACTACAAGTTTAGATTGGGCACAAGTGCAGATAGCATTAGAAAAACCTGCGCATAAGATGAAAACTTATACCGGCGATATGCTAAAAATGAGTAATGCTATAGGTGCCATGGTTAAAAAGCTCAGCGAAGAAGAAATCAATTGTCGTAGACAGGGGCGTCAAACCCAAAAGCATGCAGAATTACTAGCGCAGATTAATCAAGAAATAGCCCATTATGAGCAATATCTAACATTTGGCGTACTATTAAACGGTTGACTTTTTACAAAAAGTATATATAATATAAGAAACGAGAGGATATTATGGCAATCAAAATTGACGGTATGAAAAAGAAAGCAAAAGTTAGTAATATTAACTTTAGCGATGAAAAATACACAGGCAAAGAACCCACGTGGGATTATGATCGCGCTTTGACTTTTTCAAATGAAGAATTTGACCACCATCTACGTGATAGTTTTCGTTACTATAATTATTACTACAGCACTAAAGATCTTAAGAAGTATGTTGTGGCTTGGCTACGTCAACATGAAGGTAACGAAGGCTTACATAAGTTAGATAAAAACACCATTGATCGTTACCAACGTTCAGCTGATAGTCTAACTCCATTTACAGTTTGTGCATTAATTAAAGCACACGAACGTGGCATGCCTTTACGTGACCGCCATGTAGAATATATCCTTGATGCAGTTCAGCGGGTGCTATTGCTTAAAGCAGATAATGATGAAGATTTTGAAACAAAGACAGAAGTAAAGAAACCAGAAGTCTATATCCCAACGATCCAAGATCGTATGAATGAAGTGGCTAAGAAGCATATACTTTATTTTGAAGTATTAGAAGATGCATTATTCGCAGGAGAAACTGTAGATCCTAAAGCCTACGAATATTTGATTAAAAATAATGTTCCACAGGTATTGATTGGTAAGATATCAGCAGTGTTTGAACCACGCTGTGCAGAAGTGCGTGAAGCACGCACAACTAAAGATGAAGATCTTAAAGATGCGTATGCGTATATGAAAGCCGCAGATTATAAACGTTATGATGCTTTTTATGACAAACTGTTTGCTGACTTAACTGCTTACAATCAAACTAAGAAGGCAACTAAAAAAGCCGCAGTACGTAAGCCGCCAGCTAAAGAAAAACTAGTGAAGAGCTTGAAATATCTCAAACAAGATGCTGGTATGAAATTGGTATCAATCAATCCAGTAGACATTGTTGGTGCAGAACAGCTATGGGTTTATAATGTTAAAAATCGTAAGCTAGGCAAGTATGTAGCTGAAGACCAGGGTGGTGTGCTTGGGGTTAAAGGTACAACTATCACGGGATTTAGTGAAACTAAGAGTACACAAAAAACTCTGCGTAAACCTGAAGAACAAGTTAAAGCATTCTTAGCCAGTAACAAAGTAGAACTACGCAAGTTCTTAGAAAATATTAAAACCACAGAAATTAAACTCAACGGACGTATCAATGCTGATACTATCCTACTTAAAGTAATCTAATCCCCCTCAAGGTAGCGTAAAGCCAAACTTATCCTGTTGTCGATAATAAATACACGATAACAGGATAATTTACATGTCTGATCTACCAGCAAACGTATCGGCAACCACCGGACTAACAGCAACAAACAGTATACCTACCAAAAGTTTATACAATCCATCTACCGGCACAGGTGCAGGACATATTGCGTTTGATGCAAATTTACAAGCACAACTAGACACAGTAGCATCGCAATCAAATGCGATCACTGACTATATACGTCTACGTCTAGGCTACGGTATGATTGATGTTGAAGCCGACAAAGAACACTTTGACATGGGAATTAAACAAGCTCTATTACGCTATCGTCAACGCAGTTCAAATGCCGTTGAAGAAAGTTATTGCTTTTTAGACATTTATCCAGAAACACAAGAATATATCTTACCTAGTTATATTATGGACGTCAAACAAGTTTACCGTCGCGGTATTGGTAGTGTTACAGGTACGACTGCTAGCCAATTTGAACCATTTGCTAGTGGATACTTGAACACTTATATGCTAGTAGCAGGTCGGGTTGGTGGACTAGCAAACTATGAATTGTTTGTAGACTATCAAAAGTTAGCTATGAAAATGTTTGGTGGCTTTATGAACTTTACTTGGAACAAAGTAACTAAAAAACTTACCTTGGTACGTAAGGTACCATGGGGTGGGATCCAAGGAACAGAAATAGTAAAAGAAAGCGTATTACTTTGGACCTACAACTACAAACCAGATATTGTCTTATTAAATGATCCGCAGGCATTTCCTTGGATCCAAGACTATGCTTATGGTCTAACCATGATGAGCATAGGCCAAGCACGTGAAAAATTTGCTAGTATAGCAGGACCACAGGGCGGTACTCAACTTAACGGTACAGCACTTAAAACAGAAGGTCAAGCCCTAATTGACAAACTTGACGAAGAAATTCGTATGTATGTTGATGGTGGTCAACCAATGTGGTGGATAATGGGCTAAAACCCATTGACTCTCAGTTAATAACCTCGTAAAATAGTATTATCAATTAAGGAGTTTTCAATGAGTCAAATCATCGGTATCGTAGGCTTTATCGGTTCAGGTAAAGATACGGTTGCAGACTATCTGGTCAATTTTCACCAATTCCGCAGAGAAAGTTTTGCTAACAGCCTTAAAGCCGCAGTGAGCCAGGTATTTGGATGGGATCGAGAACTGTTAGAAGGGCGTACTAATCAATCAAGAATCTGGCGCGAAACCAAAGACGAATGGTGGAGTAAACGACTAGGCTGTGATGTAACTCCACGTTGGGTTCTACAGTATTGGGGAACTGAGGTAGTGCGTAAAGGGTTCCATGATGACATGTGGGTAGCTAGTTTAGAAAATCGTCTAAGATCTAGTAAAGATGATATTGTTATCACAGACTGTCGCTTTCCTAATGAAATTAAAGCTATACGTAATGCAGGTGGCAAGGTAGTACGTATCAAACGTGGTCCAGAACCCGAGTGGTTTAATGATGCTAAAAGTATGAACAAAGGTGCTACAAGAAATACATCGTGGGCATTAAGCAAACATCGTATAGACCAACTAGGAGTTCATGCCAGCGAAACGGCTTGGGTAGGA